ATGAACGCACAACAGGCGAAGAAGCTTCTCCCGCTGGTCAACAACCCGGAGGCATGGGAGCCGCTGGAGGAACACCTACAACAGTTGGGCCAAATGATGCAACGGCAGTTGGTGGTGGCGGAATCGGAATTGGAGATGCGCCGCTTGCAGGGCAAGCTGGCTTTACTGGAAATACTTCAGAGCCTGAAGGTATCGGTTAAAGCAGACGCAAAACAGAAAGAATAGCACAAAATGTCTTTTATTGCAGGATTAAGAAACTTATCAGGTATAACGCCAGCTATTGATAGCTTTCGTCCAGCGTCTCTTACTCCTGCTATTACTCAAAGTTTTGTTAGACCACCTGAAGCAAGAAGAGTTGTAGAACCCGTTACATTTACAAATATTTTAGAAGATGAACTAGTAGATGTAACAAGTGATCCTTTAGAGCAAGTACCAGAAGATTTCGTACGTGTTACTCCTTCTAGAGGAAGTGCTAATAGAGATTTTACTGATATAGAATCTAGACCTCGCGACCCTGCTTTTGCAACAGCAGGACAAAAAGCAAAAGCAGAAGTTGAAAGTGGTAAATTTGATCCACAAGATACTCCAACAGAATCTTTGTTTGGAAGTTTTTCTTTTGGCGAAAAAACTCAACCACAAGCACTTGTTCCCGGTCCTCCGATAGGAGTTAGAGATTTTGCACAAGAAGAATTTACATCAAGAATTACACCTACAGATATAACACGATTAGAAAACGATCCTGATACATCTGCATTTGAGTTAGGTGCTGCAAAAACAGAATTATTTTTAAGCGATTTAGTAGGGAGATTAGGTCCGAAAGAACCTATCAAACCTGAAACAATTGTTAAAGGTCTTGGAGAGCAAGCAGTAAAAGGCGCTCTTGAAGGAGGACTAACAGCTTTAAGCCCTACTATAAATCCTTTTTTAGCAACAGGAGTAGCTAGTTTGGGTTTTGCAGGAGCTTCTGCTGGATTTGACATAGCTACTTCTGATTTTGAAGGTTTTGGATTAGGGGATTTTCTTTCAGCTACAATAAATGAAATGATTCCATTTGGTTTTGGAGATAAGCTAGGAATAGGCACAAGTGTAGCAAAAATGGAAAGAGAACAAGTTGCTTTTGATAGCATGGTGGAAGATGCAGTTTCTTTTGGACAAGACGTTTCATTAGATGATGATTTTAATAGAAATTTATTTATAAATGATTCTAGCATGGAAGTAATTACAGGTGATAAGGTAGAGAGAGTAAGTATCGAAGCAGAGATAGCTAAAGCTAGAAAAGAAGTTGAAGAAAATCAGATTATTGAAAATACTCGCGCACAAATTGAAGATATTCAAAGAGAAATATTTAAACAACAGCAAAGAGATAAAGCTGCTGCTGATGCCGAAGCTGCTAGAGAAGCTCAAGAACAAGCTCGCTTTAATGAAATACAATCACTTATTGAGAAAGGTGAAAAGCTTACTAATCCGCGTCAATTTGTAAATGTATCTACTGATGTAGATGAAGATGGCAAAGTTACTACCGTAACTGTTCCAATAGCAATAGCAAAACAGATGCAAAAACGAGGTCTTTTAATAGGACCAGCTAATAAAGAGATAAAAGGTGGTTCAACAGTTAAATTTACAGATGCTTCAAGTGAAGCTATAGGCAGTGAATTAGACGCAGGAGGAGGCGGTTTTAGAACTTCTAGAGGCGGGTTCTCAGTTGGTAGTAGAAGAGGTTTTGGTCCTACTGGTGCACCCGATACAGGTCGCAGTCCTAGCGTATTTTAACAAAAAGGAAATATGATGGCACTTATTCAACCTAACATTCCTGAAATGGAAGCACCACCTTTAGAGGCTGGTGTAGTAAATGAACCTATGGGCGATCTACCTGCAAAAGGCGGTGTAGAGTCCGTAGAGGATGACATTCCTACAACAGCAAAAGAGGGAGATTTTATTCTTCCGTATGAGTCTGTGCTTTTCGTAGGGCTTAATAATATCAATATCGAAGTTAAGAAAGCAATGAAACAAGCACAGCAAGAGGGTGTGCAGATTGAAGGTGCTGATCCTGACGCAGACATTCCCATCAAGATTTCTAACTTTGAATATCGTATTCCAAAAGAACTTGTAGAATATATCGGTATACAACGACTTGAGACCTATCGTGAAAAAGGTTTAGAGCTTCGCGCACAACTAGAAAAGAACAGAGGTGACAAAGGAAAATCTTTTGTACCACCTCAAGAGCCACAACAGATGGCACAAGCAGCTATGCCTCCTATGCAAATTCCACAAGAACAGGCTATGCCACCTATGATGCAAACGGGTGGTATGGTTGCAAAGCCTAGCGGTGAAACGTTGCACTCACCTACACAAGGCAGTCCGCTACAAAGTCCATCTCCAATGCAGCAAAAGAAAGAAGAAGAGAAAGAGCTTCTTGATATGCAAGATGGTGGTCTTGTAAAAAAAAAGAATTGAATGAGGGTGGAGAGGTTAACAGAAAACATGCCCAAGTAGAGCTTTCTAATAAAAAAACTTATTTTGTTCGTCCTTTAAACAAAAATGAATACAGAGATAATAGAAATTTTATAGACCCTAAATCACGGTCCAGTGAAATAACAATAGGTGCAGAAATAGATGGAGTTATAAGAGTTATTCCTTCTCTTTGGATGACCTCTGAAGGTATAAAAAAATTTAGCGAACAAGATGCAGCAAAAGCAGCAAAAGCTTACATGAAAGAAAACAATGTAATTTTTCCAAAACATGAAGGTTTTGATTATGAAAAAAGAAGCAAAGCAGGAGGCGTAGCTTCTGGACCTTTAGCAAAGAATAAATAATGGGACAAAACTGGGAATATTTTACATACGATGAACTAAAGTGCAAATGTTGCGATGAAGCACCTATGAAAGATGATTTCATGCATATGCTTATCGCTATTCGCGAAGAGTTTGATCGTCCTATGATTATTACATCTGCCTTTCGATGTGCATCATACAACAGCAAAATAGGTGGAGCAAAAGATTCTCCGCACCTACACGGCAAAGCCGTAGATGTTGCTGTAAATTATAAAGATGCTTATGACCTTATAGGCATAGCTTTACAACACGGTATGACAGGTATCGGCATAAAACAAAAAGGATCACCGTCTGGACGTTTTATACATCTTGATAACATGATGGCTTCAGAAAATCGTCCACGACCAACAGTTTGGAGCTACTAAACGCTTCATTACCGGAGCGGCTACCCGAATATATAACATTCGGCCCCGCGAGAGAAAGGAGATACAAACATGACTGACAACGAAAACGTTACAGAAGAAGAAACATTCGAGCCTACCCCATACGAAAATGCGTATAGGCGAACCCTGAATGAACCTGACGAAGAAACTTTGGACCCCGCTGTAGAAGAAGCGGCTACTCCTCAACTTACAGAAGGTATCGTTCAAAAAGAAGATCACGATTACAAGAAACGGTATGATGATCTAAAGAAGCACTATGATACTAAACTTAACGAGTGGAAACAAAACCAAGAGATTCTTGAAGCCAAACTCAAGATGTCTGACGCTCCGAGAGTAGATCAGCTTCCTAAGACAGCGGAAGAACTTGAAAACTTTCGTACTCAATACCCTGATGTGTATGATGTGGTCGAAACTATTTCTTCGCTAAAAGCTAATGATCGAGTTTCACAAGTAGAAGAACATTTGGAAGTACTGCGACAAAAGGAAGAAGAGGCAGAACGAGTTACTGCTGAAAAACAACTTACTGCATTACATCCAGATTTTGTAGAACTCAAAGAAAGTGACGACTTTCTACAATGGCTAGAAGAACAACCATCAAGCATTTCTGATGGTGTCTATCGCAACAATACGGATGTTCGTTGGGCCGCAAGAGTGATCGATCTGTACAAAGCAGATGTTGGTCAGACCACTACTAAGTCGAGGCGATCTGGTTCTACAGAGAATCAACGTGCAGAAGCAGCGCAAGCTGTAACACGCACAGCATCAAATCGAGGCTTAGAGTCTCTAGGACCAGACAAAAAAGTCTGGACAGTAGAGGAAATCTCCCGGCTTAAACCGTGGGAATTTGAGAAATACGAAAAAGACATTGACGCTGCTTCCCGTGAAGGACGTATCGTTGATTCAATTTAACTTTTAACCATAGTAAGGAGAAACCGAAATGGCTTTTACTCGCGCTGGTGGTTATCAGAATCTACCGTCAGGTAATTTTGTACCCACTATTTTCAGCCAAAAAGTTCTCAAGTTTTTCCGTCGTGCGTCGGTTGCTGAAGCGATTACCAACACCGACTACGCTGGAGAAATTGAAAACTTTGGCGATACCGTGAATATCATCAAAGAACCTACGATTACGGTTCGTGATTATGCTCGCGGTACTACTGTTAACACAGAAGAACTGTCTGACGATCAAATTCAATTGACCGTCGATCAGGGCAACTACTTTGCTTTCAAGGTTGACGACATCGAAGAGCGTCACAGTCACCTCAACTTTGAGGCGCTGGCTACTTCGTCTGGTGCGTACAGCCTCAAGAAAGCTTACGACTTTAACGTTCTCAAGAACATTTACGACAACGCCGCTGCTTCGTCCGGTACGCTGAATACGCAAGCTACTTCAGCTAACACGGGTGATGAGGTCGCTGACCTTGTTGCACAAGCTGCTCGTAATCTTGACGAGAACGACGTTCCAGAAGAAAACCGCTGGCTTGTGGCTCCTCCGCAGTTCTACGAAGTACTGCGTGGCGCATCGTCCAAGATTATGGATGCGTCGGTCACGGGTGCAGGTTCGCCTCTGCTGAACGGCAAAGTTACGGACAGGCCGCTTCATGGCTTTGATCTGTATCAAACTAACGCGATTGCAGTCGGCTCCACGGGTTCGGCAGCTTCGCACACTTTTGGCTCATCTTCAACAAGTGGTCAGACGCTTATTCTGTACGGGCATCAGAGCGCAGTCGTTACGGCTTCGCACATTGCCAAGACGGAAGTGATTCGCGATCCTGATAGCTTCGCTGACGTTGTTCGTGGCCTTCACGTTTTCGGACGTAAGGTTCTCAAGGGCAGCGGCACGGGCTTCAAGGGCGTGTTCAAGGGTCTGATGGACTTGGATAGTTAAGGGAGGACTAGAATATGGCTACTTATTCCATTACGGGCGGTGGTTCCACTGGTATCTCCGCAGATGCTGGAGACGTTAAAGTTGTTAGCGTTGTTGTAGACTTTAGCTCTACGACGAACGCAGCAAACGATGTCTTTCAGTGCATCGAACTTCCTGCCAATACGTATGTCGTTACTGCCGGAATCGAGGTAATGACTGCTGACACGGCAGGAAACAGTGGCACGGTGTCGTTGGGTGACGGTGATGATGTTGACCGTTACGTTACGGCTCAGACGATTGCAAACACTAACCTTGTTCCAATTCGCGCTCAAGCTGGTGCGGGTTCGCAAGGTACTACGTCGATTGGCTACGGTAACTATACCGCTGCCGACACGATTGACGTTGTGGTTGCAACCGGAGCAATTAACGCTGTTATTCGCGTATTTGCGCTTGTTGCTGACTATGATGGGCTTGGTTCAAACGAAGCTCAGAAGGTCACTTTCGAGTAATATATGTTTAGTGAGAGAGAGGGCTTTTCTTCTCTCTCACTCTACATACTTTCAACATAGGAAAAATAATGGCTACTTTTTTACAGTTAACAAATAGAATATTAAACGAGCTAAATGAGCCTGAACTTACTTCAAGCAACTTTTCTAGTTCGCGAGGTATTCAAACTGTTGCAAAGAATATGGTAAACAAAAGTATTCACGATGTTTACAATTCTGAAGTAGAGTGGCCTTATCTTCATAGCGATCAAACAGACTCAGTGACAGCAGGAACACAAGAGTACAGTTTTCCGAATGACGCTCGAAAAGCTAACATGAATACTTTTGTATTAGTACCGTCTAATTTAATCACCAACGGTACTTTTACATCAAACATTACTAGCTGGAGTACAACTTCAGGAAGTCCTGCTAACGCTTCTGAACGTCTACGTCTTAATAGTGCAGGTGCTGAACAGTCTATTAGCACCATTGTAAATAAAGAGTACGTTCTTAGGTGCCGCACGTTTGGTGGAGATATTACACTAAACATTGGTACAGGGTCTGGTGGAACACAAATATTAACCCAGACTCTAACTATCTCAAACTTAGGTGATGGAGAGTTTCATACAGTCAACTTTACAGCTACAACTACTTCTACGTTTATAGGTTTTTCTAACTCTGCTTCTGCAAACTACGACGTAGATAACGTAGAGGTATCTGAAAACCTGTCTCCTCGTAAGCTTGTATTTCTTTCTTACAATGAGTGGCTAGAGAAGTTTTCTGATCGTGATCTCAATCCTACAGACACAGATCAGTTTGGTATACCCTATTACGTCTATGAAACATTTGACGACAAGTACGGACTTACACCTATACCTGATAGAGGCACGTTAAGTGTGCGTTATGAATATTATAAAACACACACTGATCTTTCAGCGCATGGCGATAGTCCTGACCTACCATCACGCTATGATGATGTAGTTGTAAATCGTGGTAAATATTATTGCCACATACTACGAGCTAATATACCCGCTGCACAGCTATCTGAAAAGGATTACAAAGAAGGATTAGCTCGTATGCGTATCGAACTAATTAACACAAAAGATTATATCTATCCAGCAGGAATGAGGTTGTATAACACGACG